GCGGCGTATGAGTGGCTGGATTCGTTTAACAAGGTGGTTATCTGCTTTGACAATGACGATGTAGGACGTGAAGCTGCCCTGAAAGTGGCTGATTTGTTCGGTGGTAAGGCTATGTTGTTCAAGCATAACCAACACTTCAAGGATGCGTCAGACTGGCTTGTTAATCGGTCGGAAGTGCCGTTCTCACAGGCTTGGTTAGCGTCAGAGAAGTATAAGCCCGAAGGCATTGTCACCATTAGCGACATCAAGGAAAGGTTGTTAGCCCCACCAGTAGCGGGTGTACCGTGGTGCTTCCCTACATTGACTGAGTTAACCTATGGTCGTCGTAAGGGTGAGCTATATGCGTTCGGTGCTGGTGTCGGTGTGGGTAAGACTGATGTTTTCACCCAGCAGATTGCCTACGACATTGAGACGTTAAACAAGAAGGTTGGCGTTATCTACCTAGAGCAAAATGTAGTCGAGACAGGGCAACGTGTTATGGGCAAGTTAGACCACCGCCTATACCATGTACCCGATGCTGACTGGAACCGTACACAGTATGAGGAGAGTGTTAACAGGTTGGAAGCCCGTGAGCAACTGTTTATGATGGAACACTTCGGTGCTATGGATTGGAAGACAATCAAGGGCATCATCAAGTATTTCAACAAGGCATACGACATTGACCACATCTACCTTGACCACTTGACGGCATTGTCGGCGCAGGAACAGGATGAGCGTAGGGCGTTAGATGGCATCATGGCAGACATGGCATCGTTGGCGCAGGAGCTTGGCATCATCATCCACTTCATTAGCCACCTGACGACACCAGAGGGGAAGAGCCATGAGGAAGGCGGTAGGGTTATGGAGAAGCATTTCACGGGTTCACGAGCCATTGCACGTTGGAGCCACTATATGTTTGGCTTGGAGCGTAACAAGCAGCATAGTGACCCTATCAAACGGCAAACGACAACGTTCAGGGTGTTGAAGGATAGGTTTACTGGTCGAGCAACAGGCATTAAATTTGGCTTGCAATATAACCAAAGCAATGGTATACTACGTGAAGCTGATTTGTTAGAGGATGAGGCGTTATGATTGAACAGGTTATTGTTGGCGCTACCGGCTTAGGCTACCTCATTGTAGGTCTATTGCAATGGACTAAGGGTGAACCTAGTAACGGTATGATTTGGACTGGATATGCTTTTGCACAGGTGGGATTATGGTTAAACTTGAAGTGATTAAACAGTATGGGTATAACGAGCAGGGCATTTGCATCAACCCCTTTGGTGTTAAACCTTTGTGGGTGCAGAAGATTGCTGAGCGTATTCGGTGTAACCACGTTGTAACTATGGCAGAGGAGGCATTATTTTGACAAAAATAGGAACAGCAGACGTAACACTGGTTAAAGAGAACGAAGACGGCAGTGCTGTCTACCAATTCAACTTCCCACCAGAGGCAATGGAGGCGCTCACAAGGCTAGGCATCCTCACTGCTATTCAGGCAGGGATTGGAGAGGCTAAGAAGCTAGCGCCTGAGTACAACCCTGAGTTTACAGACGAGATCAAAGCATTGGCTGAAGAGGCGGGTTTTGTATTCTGGAGCGATGAGTCTTGGAAACCTGACAACACTGAGATTGATTGGTCTTCTTTGTATGACAACGAGTTGGTCAAGTTCTACCACCTTGTGAAAGCAAAGTATGACCGACAAAGTTAGTGGTGATGGGGCTGCCTACGTTGACCACGATTACTACTGGCGACCAATTGAGACAGCACCACATGGTGTTAAGTTGCAGTTGCTAAGTATTTATGGTGTGGCTTCGCATGGGTTGTTATCCCCTGCTATAATTGAAGATGGGTTCTGGATTGGCTGGACACCCTTACCTAAACGAAGGAAAGAGAATGATTGACAACATCACCCTGTGGCACAAACGTGCTAGACCTGAGCCGACAGAGAAGGATTTTAACGTGCAGCTAGGCTGTCATATCGAGGAGTTTATCGAGATGATGGATGCGCTTGGTATTGAATGGGATTACAACAAACATCTACGTGACGCTGTTAACACGTTATCAGACGTTGCTGATTCGTTGAAGCAAGGGGAATGGGTAGTCCATGACGTTAACCGTAAGGAGTTGTTGGATTCGTTAGCTGACCAAGTGGTTACAGCAGTCGGTGTCGCTCATTGCGCTAATATGGATATGGTGGCGGCTTGTCAAGAGGTTAACGACAGTAATTGGTCTAAGTTTAACTACAAGGGTTTCCCTGAGTTTGACGAGAATGGGAAGGTAAAGAAGGGTGAGCGTTATCACAAACCAAACCTGAAGGGAATGTACTGATGAAAGATGTAACAGAAACGCTGGACACACGAGGAAACCGTTATGGGGAGTATGTAAACGTGTCGGCGACATCACAAACATTGAAAGAAGACTTGCGTTCAGGTGCTAGTTGGGATAAAATGGAACCCTATATGCAGGAGAGCTTGGACTTAATCTGTAACAAGCTAGCCCGTATTGTTAACGGTGACCCATTCTATGACGACAGTTGGCACGATGTTGGCGGTTATGCTAAGCTAGTGGAGATTGAACTTGCTAAGGGGAAGTGAGATGCAACAAGAGTTATTTGATAAAGAACCTGTAAGAGCTAGACCGCTCGATCCAAGTACATCACACGAAGCCGCTCAACGTGTTGGTGAGTTTTCAGCTAAAATGTATAAAAAAATATATGCAGAGTTGCTGAAAGGTGAAGGTACTTACGAAGAGTTAGCCTTTCGGTTAAAGTTTAGAACAGATCAATTATCCAAACGATTGCCTGAGATGCAACGGATAGGTATTGTAGAGTTAACAGGTCAAAAACGTGAGGGTTCTAGTGGTAGGATGCAACGTGTTTGGAGAGCAATAAAGGAGTAAACGTGGACTTAGTTCTCGACATCGAGACAGACAGCAAGCATAGTGTTATATGGCTATGCTACACCCATAACAGCGAGACAGATGAATACGTATGTCACACAACACCAGATACGCTCATACCCTTGATAAACAAAGCAGACAGGCTGATCGGACACAACTTGATCGGCTTCGACGCACCAATCCTCAACAAGCTTTGGGGAACGAAGATTGGCTTGAAGAAAGTGAGAGATACTTTGATAATGTCAAGGCTTCTCAATCCAAGCATAGATGGGGGTCACAGTTTAGAGGCATGGGGAAAGAGACTTGGGAATCACAAGGTTGAGTACACACGCATTTGGCATTGGATTAACGGAACCCCCTATGATAAGACTTCTACTACTCCTTATGATGCTCCACATGATAGCCTCAATCGGTTTTATTGTAAGCAGGACGTGGCAGTGACTGTTCAGCTATTCCGTATGTTAGAGCGGGAGCTGGAGGGTTGGGGTGAGAGTGTGCAGCTAGAGCATGATGTAGCTGCTATTTTGAAAAGGCAGGAGCTACATGGCTTTAGATTCGATAAGCAAAAAGGTCAGGCGTTGTTGGCTACATTGTCAGGCGAATTGTCTGATATTGAAGGCGAATTGCAAGCTACGTTTCCACCTATTGTTGAGGAACGAGTTAGTGATAAAACTGGTAAATCCCTTAAAGCTAAGGTTACAGTCTTTAATCCGGGCAGTCGCCAACAAATTGCAGAGAGACTTGCGGGGTTAGGTGTTACTTTCACTGAGGAGACAGAGAAGGGGAGTACCATCATCAACGAGAAGGTGTTGGAAGGCATTGACCTACCAGAAGCTAAGCTAATCGCTCGTTACCTGATGCTACAGAAACGCATCTCGCAGATTAGCAGTTGGTTTGATGTGGTTAAGGAGGACGGTAGGGTACATGGTCGTGTTATCACTAATGGTGCTGTCACAGGACGTATGACGCACATTAGCCCTAACATGGCACAAGTGCCTAACAGTGGCTCGGAATATGGAGCAGAGTGCCGTGAATTGTGGACAGTCGATGTTGGCAACAAGCTTGTCGGTATTGACGCTAGTGGTTTGGAGTTGCGTATGTTAGCTCACTATATGCGGGATGCTCGTTACACCAACGAAATCCTCAATGGTGACATTCATACAGCTAACCAAAAGGCGGCAGGGCTAGATAACCGTAACACAGCGAAGACGTTTATTTACGCTTTCCTGTACGGTGCTGGTGCTGCTAAGATTGGCTCTATCGTGGGTGGTAGTGAACAGGAAGGGCGAAAGCTAATGAATCGCTTCCTAAAGAACACACCAGCGTTGAAGAGGTTGAAGGAGAAGGTAGCCGCTCACGCCGCTAAGGGGTGGATTGAAGGCTTAGACGGCAGACATTTGTTAGTGCGCAGCGAACATAGTGCATTGAATACTTTGTTACAAGGAGCAGGGGCAATTTTGATGAAAAAATCCCTAGTTATCTTGAACAACAAGTTAAAATGTGGTATAATAGACGCTAAGTTCTGTGCAAATGTACACGATGAGTGGCAAGTGGAAGTCCCGCAAGAGGATGCAGAGCGTGTAGGTAAGATGGCAGTTCAAGCTATCGAAGAGGCAGGTGTAGCATTAGGGCTACGGTGTCCAGTAACAGGAGAGTACCATGTAGGCGATAACTGGAAGGAAACACATTGAACAAACGAGAGCTAGATAAGTTGGAGACTGTTTTAAAGGACGCTGATAACGTCATTGTTATTACAGAGAAAGATGGTGAGATTCACCTAAGCTTCAGCCAACAACTAAGCGAAATGGAAGTGCTTGACATTTTAGCCATTGTCACTTCCAAGTTTTACGAAATTGCCGAAGAAGACGGTAACGACATCATTCACTAAGGAGTAGTTATGAATACAGAACAAGTTAAGATTAAAGCGGAAGTTATGTGGGCTTTCTTGAGCAAACCAAACGAGATGAGCGGTAAGTATCAAGTTGACCTATGTAACCTATCAGACAAAGCTGTCTCTGCATTGGAAGACATGGGTATTGAGGTTAAAACCAAAGAGGGCAAGGGAGCCTATGTTACCTGTAAGAGCACCCGACCAATTGCTGCCTACGACGATGGCGGTACATTGATCGAAGGTGACATCTTGGGCAACGGCTCTAAGGCAGCAGTTATCATTAGCCCCTACGCTTGGTCATTCAAGGGTAAGAAGGGTGTTAGCCCATCATTGCGTAAGATGGTAGTCACAGAGCTTGTACCCTACACTGGTGGTGGCGTAGAGGCTTTTGCTGACGACGACCTGCTGTAATGATTGCTCTACTCGATGCAGATATTCTTTGTTATCGGGTAGGGTTTGCTACTGAGGATGAGCATGAGAACACCGCTATCGAAACAATGGCGGTGTTTCTGGAAGACTTGTTAATGTTTGATCTAGTGGACACCGACGACCATGAGTTGTTCCTAACAGGCAAAGTTAACTTCCGTAATGACATTGCAGTGACAGTACCTTACAAGGGTAACAGGAAGGATGTGAAGAAACCTAAACACCTACCTCTCCTACGGGAATATTTACAGGTTTCATGGGGTGCTAGTGTTAGCGAAGGACAGGAAGCAGACGATGACATTGCTATTCGTGCTACTGAACTTAGCGAGGAATCTATCATCGTATCAATTGACAAAGATTTTATGCAGGTTCCCGGATGGCATTACAACTTTGTGAAGAAGGAGAAGAAGCTAGTTACTCCAGAAGAGGGCTTGCGCTTCTTTTACAAGCAAATCCTTATGGGCGATTCGGCAGACAACATCAAGGGAGCGCCCCGTGTTGGTGTCGTGCGCTCGGAGAAGATGCTTGCGCCTTTCCAGACGGAGAAAGAGTTCTATGCGTGTTGTGTGGAGGCTCTGGGAAAAGAACGTGTACTGGAAAACGGGAGGCTCTTGTGGTTACGCAGGAAGCCCAACGAACTATGGGAGCCACCGAATGAAGAAGTTTAAACTGGCGGGTTGTACTTGGGAGGTTATCGAGACAGATATGCCCGACCTTGGTGCATCAAACCCTGACCTATGTAAGATTTTAATTAACAAGAAACTAACGGGGCAAGACAAGGCTGTCACCTTCTACCATGAGTTAGTCCATGCAATCCTGTTTACGATGGGTGAGCGTGACCATGATGAGCGATTCGTAGAGGGGTTTGCTCAGTTGTTATACCAGTATGAACAACAGAAAGTATAACGATGGTGAATGGACAGAGGCTAGATTTAGGGCGTTTATAATCTCAGCGTTACGTGCCTACATGAAGCGTTTCCCGCCTAAGTGGAAAGCTCTGAAGGACGCAGCGATTGGTAAGAGGGTTAACAAACGAAGTGGTAGGCTGGCAGAACATTACTTATGTGCTGGATGCGGAGAATTCTTTATTGCGAGGGATGTACAAGTGGATCATATTGAACCCGTTGTTGACCCCGCTACAGGGTTTGAAGACTGGTGGACATACATGAATAGGCTCTACTGTGAAGCAGATAACCTACAGGTGCTATGTAAACCATGCCACAAGGTTAAAACAGCAGAAGAACGTAAAGAGAGGAAGAAGAAATGAAGGTATCGTTAGTGTGGGTTACCCCCGATGCAGAGGAAAAGGTAGCGTACATGGCTCGTGTTTCAAACCCCGGTAATCAGGATAACAAGGAGACAGCGCCTAAGTTGCTCCGTTACCTGATGCGCCACAAACATTGGTCACCTTTCGAGATGGTCAATGTCTGTATGGAGATTGAATGTACACGTGACATTGCCCGACAGATTATCCGACATCGTTCGTTTAGCTTTCAGGAGTTTAGCCAACGGTATGCTGAGGCTCTGGACTTTGAGTATGGTGAGGTTAGGTTGCAGGATGAGAAGAATCGGCAGAATTCCTTACCTACTCAAGACCGAGAGTTACGGCGATGGTGGGATGAGCAACAGGCAGTAGTAGCTGCTCAGGCTCGTTTCTCTTATGGCGCTGCCCTTAACAACGGCATTGCCAAAGAGGTGGCACGTAAGTTGTTGCCAGAAGGGTTGACGATGAGTCGGATGTATATGAACGGTACACTGCGAAGCTGGATGCACTATGTAGACATTCGCTGTGATGAAGCAACACAGAAGGAACATCGTGAGGTAGCCGACAAATGTAAGGCAATCTTGACTGAACAGTTCCCAAGTATTTATGGAGGTTAACATGGAAGAAAAACAGTATTACCATTTCAAGAAGAGTAGTTCAACGAATAGCACGACATCGACCAGTGAGCATTTATATGTTTGTCCTGAAGACGCTATGTGGCACGATGTTATGCGACAGTTTGCTGCTTTCCTAGACACTTGTGGTTATGTTGGTGTTTACGAAAATGTAGACCTGATGCTTGAAGACTACTGGGATCGTAAGTCATCACGAAAGGCTTTTGAAGAATGAAGATATTAGTTATTCCTGACTGCCAAGTGAAGCCGGGAGTAGCTACTGACCACCTTACGTGGGCTGGAGAGGCTATCTGTGACTACCGACCTGATGTTGTTATTAACATAGGCGACTTCGCTGATATGCCTCTCTATCAACACATGATAAGGCGGGTAGTAAATACTTTGAAGGTAAGCGTTACAAGGATGACATAGCTGCTGCTCAGATTGGAATGAAGAAGCTGTTGAAACCCTTACGTGACCTACAGGCGACACAGAAGGTCAACAAACACAAGGTGTACAAACCTCGTATGGTGTTAACAATGGGTAACCATGAGAACCGCATCAACAGAGCAGTGGCTAACACGCCTATGCTTGAGGGAGTGATTTCGACTGATGACCTAAACTACAAAAAAGATTGGGAAGTATATGAATTTCTTAAACCTGTTTTTATCAATGGTGTTGGTTTCTGCCACTACTTCCCTGTTGGTGCTATGGGGCGACCTGCTAGCTCTGCTAGTGTTCTGGTTAATAAGCTTCACATGTCTTGTATTGCAGGGCATCAACAAGGCAAGCAAGTTGCTTACGGCAAAAGAGCAGACGGGACGGCAATCTGCGGAATAATCGCTGGTAGCTTCTACCTACACGATGAGGACTACATGGATCAACTTAGCAATACCCATTGGCGAGGGTTGGTCATGTTAAACGAAGTGAAGGATGGGGCTTTCGATGAGATGTTTTTGTCAATGAATTACTTGGAGAAGAAGTATGAACAAGATCGGAATACCTAACCCAAAGCATAAGTATAGGTTTACCGTGTTTGGAGTCATTGGCGGGTACAACCCAAAGAAGGACATAGCGGTGACAGGTGCAACATTTGAGGAGTTAAAGGCTAAGATGAATACACCAATCGTTGCGAAATGGTTGAAGAAGTACGATTTAGAGATGCCTGAAGATTTTAAATGCTAACACTACCTGACATTTGTGATAAACTAAAACGTCTGGATGAGGTGACAATCTTGGAGTTGTTAGAGATTAACAGTGAAGAGATTGTTGCCAAGTTTCAGGATAAGATTGAAGACATGGCTGATTATTTAGAGGAACTACTTGATGACAATTAAAATAAACTTGGAACGTGATAAGCTGTTCGATGCCTTGGGGCTACAGCGGTTGCGTGAAAGTTATATGATGGAGAATGAGGTTAGCCCACAGGAGAGATTTGCGTATGTATCGGAAGCGTTTGGAAGCAACCCTGAACACGCTCAGCGACTGTATGAGTATAGCAGTCAGCATTGGCTCAGTTATAGCACTCCTATTCTTTCTTTTGGTCGTAGTAAGCGTGGACTTCCTATTAGCTGCTTCCTTAACTACATGGAGGACAGTGCGGAGGGCTTGGTGGATAATCTATCGGAGACCAACTGGCTTTCTATGCTCGGTGGTGGCGTTGGTGTGCATCTTGGTATTAGGAATAGTGATGACAAATCTACTGGTGTCATGCCTCACCTCAAGATGTACGATGCTTCCTCCTTGGCATATCGTCAGGGACGTACACGCCGTGGGTCTTACGCTGCTTTTCTTGACATCTCTCACCCTGACATTATCCAGTTTTTGGAGATGCGTAAACCAACAGGTGACCAAAACCTACGCACTCTTAACCTTAATCATGGGGTTAACATCAGCGATGAGTTTATGGAGCTTATCGAGCGTTGTATGAAGGATGGGGATGCCAGTGACGATTGGGCATTAAAAAACCCCGCTAATGGCGAGGTTGTGGAGGTGGTTAGTGCGAAGGCGTTGTGGCAGAAAATCTTGGACTTACGGATGCAAACAGGTGAGCCGTACTTGATCTTCATTGACACAGCTAACCGAGCGATGCCTGAGTGGTTGAAGGAGAAAGGGTTGAAGATTAACGGGTCTAATCTGTGTACTGAAATCTTCCTGCCAACCAGTGCCGAGCGAACAGCGGTGTGTTGTTTGTCCAGTGTGAACTTGGAGTACTATGATGATTGGAAAGATAACAAGCAGTTTATTCCAGATATTATGGAGATGCTTGATAATGTTCTTGAGTATTTCATCAGCAATGCTCCTGATCATATTCGCCGTGCTATACGGTCTGCTACCGCTGAAAGGTCTGTTGGTCTTGGTTCTCTAGGTTTCCATGCCTACCTCCAGAAAAACAACATGCCTATCGACGGTGTTATGGCTAAGCTAACAAACCGAGATATTTTTAGACACATCAGTGAGGAGTGCAAACGTGCAGACAATCTACTGTTTCTTAAAAGAGGCGCATGCGAGGACGCTAAATTGTATGGTGTTCACAGGCGGTTTAGTCATCATATGGCTATTGCTCCCAATGCTTCTTCCAGTCTTATTATGGGTAACACTTCGCCATCCATTGAGCCGTATCGAGCAAATGTATTTAGGCAGGATACTCTAAGTGGAGCGCATGTATACCGTAACCGTTTCCTTACTAAACGCCTTGAAGAGCTTGGTATGGATGACGATGACACTTGGGCTTCTATCATTGCCAACGATGGTAGCGTTCAGCATTTGGGCGTACCAGAGGACGTGAAGGAAGTGTTTAAAACAGCGATGGAGATTGACCAGCGATGGTTGGTTGAGCTTGCAGCAGACAGACAAGCGTACATTGACCAAGGGCAGAGTGTTAACCTGTTCTTCCGTCCTGATACCACCATTGCCTATTTACATGCTGTTCACTTCATGGCGTGGAAGATGGGGTTAAAGAGCCTATACTACCTACGTAGTGATAAGGTTCGTAAGGCAGATAAGGTCGGTGCTCAGATTAAACGTCAACGCATCGAAGAAACAATTGACATGACAGCTATTGCTAACGGGGAAACCTGCTTGGCTTGTGAAGGATAATAATGAAACCGCAACTAACAGAAGAGAGAAACACATTTAAACCATTCAAGTACCCGTGGGCGTATGATGCTTGGTTACAACATGAGCAAAGCCATTGGCTCCACAGTGAAGTTCCGATGGGTGAGGACTTGAAGGATTACCAGAAGAAGCTGACTAAGCAGGAGAAGGACTTCCTAACCAAAATCCTTCGCTTCTTTGTGCAGGGTGACTTGGACATTGGTGACGGGTACTACACCCACTACCTGCCAGTGTTTAAACAACCAGAAGTGCGAATGATGATGTCAGGCTTTGCAGGGCGAGAGGCGTTACACGTTGCAGCCTATGCACACTTGATTGAGACGTTGGGGTTGCCTGAGAGTACCTACAATGAGTTTATGCAGTATGGTGAGATGGTGGAGAAACATGAGTACTACCAGAACCTAGACGAAGCGCCAGTGGCTGAGAAGATTGCCACCATTAGCGCCTTTGGTGAGGGTATGCAACTATTCTCTTCGTTTGTTATGCTGCTCAACTTTGCCCGACATGGTAAGTTGAAGGGGTTAGGACAGATTATTGCGTGGTCAATCGTGGATGAAACACAACACGCTGAGGGTATGATTAAGGTGTACCGTGAGTGGGTTAAACAACACCCAGAGGATAGCACCAGTGACCGTATCAAAGAGATTGCGCAGGAGATGGTGGCACTGGAGGATAAGTTTATTGACCTAGCCTTCGGTATGTTTGACGTTGAAGGGTTGCGAGCAGAGGATGTTAAAACTTACATTCGCTACATCGCTGACCGACGACTGATCAGCATGGGCATGAAGGGTATCTTTAAGGTTAAGAAGAATCCCCTGCCTTGGGTGGATGGGATGCTTGGTGTTAGCCATACCAACTTCTTTGAACAGCGTGTAACAGATTATTCTAAGGGTGCTACTAAAGGCTCTTGGGATGACGTATGGGGGAAAGCAGCTTAAATGGTAACAAAAAAACGAGTAGTTGATCCAGAGGCGAAACCGCAACATGGGCTGAAGATGCGGTTAGATGATATGATCACCATTAGCCCTAAGACAGAGAAACAGAAAGAATTCTTTGACGCCTACCAACAGGGTCATTACTTCTGCGCACTGTCTGGGGTGGCTGGTACGGGTAAGACCTACATTGCCTTCTACAAAGCGTTAGAAGAGGTTATGGACAAGTCTAACCCCTACCAAAAGCTAGTGATCATCAGGAGCAGCGTACAGAGCCGTGAGATGGGACACCTACCGGGTGATGCAGAAGAGAAGATGAATCAGTTTACAGAGCCGTACAAACAGATAGCGGCTGAATTGTTCAAACGCAAAGATGCATGGGATAGGTTAGTCGAACAAGGGTATGTGGAGTTTTTGTCTACATCGTTTATCAGGGGGACAACATTTAACAATGCAATTGTCATCCTAGACGAGAGCCAAAACTGCACTATGCACGAGCTTGACACCATCATTACTCGTATCGGTCACACCTCTAAGTTCTTCCTCTGTGGAGATTACCGACAGGTTGACCTAACAAAGAAGAATGACAAGAGCGGGTTGTTAGAGTTTTTAACCATCCTACGGACAATGAAGGAGTTTACCGAGATTGAATTCTCTGTTGCTGACATTGTTCGTAGTAGTTTGGTTAAGAATTACATCATCGCTCGTATCAAACATGAGGACAGTAAAGAATGAGTATCCATATTAACCTGCGACACGGTATTGGTATTGACATTGAGTTTAACGACGACATTTGCCATGTAGTTGGTGATGATGAGGGTAGGTTTATAGCCGCTTACGAGGGCATCATCCTTAAAATCCCTTTCTTCTCCATCTACATTGGTGAGTTCAGCGAGTTAGACCCAGAAGTGTTAGAAATAGAAGACTAAAAAAAAAGCCCCTAAGCAGTGATGCCTAGGGGCTTTTTAGTTTATTGAGCTTCTTTTAGAGCTTCTTGTAATGCACGGTAACCAGCCATATCTGTAGGCTGTTCTAATTTACCTGTCAACATACCACTGATAAGCTTTTTAGTTGCTTTCTTACGCAACATTTCTTGTAACTTATCAGCCGAGAAGCCAAGGGTAGCAGAAGTAGCTGCAATAACAGGATCATAAATAGCACCACCAACTGTGCCAGTAGCAGCTAACTGACTGCGTTGTGGATTAAACCTAGCAATCATAGATAAGATAGAATCTTTAGTACCAGAGTTTGCCACCTTCTCCATAGCCGCTCTTTCAGTACCAGAAAACATCTTAGACTTCTTAGGGTTGGCTAACAAAGCAATGACACCACGTCTAATCAATTCACTCTCTGATGCTTTGGGGTCTTTTGCTTTAGCTTCAGCGATGTTTAATACATCCTCAAGCACTTGCGCTCTACTGGCAACTTTCACTTACTACGTGCAGTCATCAATGTTTTAACAGCATCGTTAACATTACCTTGTCCTGTAATAACATCCTTTGGTTGAATACTAGACATAGACTCATCTAAAGAATTAACAAGAACTTTGGCTAATCGACGGGTGTTAGCTGATGGTGATGCAGTTAATTCTGTTGCGGCAGAACGCATTTGTTCTAATGTAGAGAACTTAACACGCTGTTGACCAATCATCTTACGGTAACTATTTAACAACACACCAATATCTTTATGCTCAGATAGGTTAGGGTTAAAGTTGGCTGCATCTAACTCTTTTCTAGCTTTGTCAACCATACCAAGTGCGTTCATCGGTTTAACAGTGATACCAGCATCTTCTACTTCTTTGTAAGCAACACGAGCTTGCTCTCTCACATCCTCAATGGTCAGTGGTTTTTCACCGGGGTTAATTACTGACTGACCTTTACGCAAAGCCTTAGCTGCCACATTACCAGAGATAACACCAGCCGCCAAGCCAGCCGCTAAACCAGCCAAGTTACTACCGAATGATTCAGTAGCCTGCTGAGCAACCATTTCAGAAACAGGAGCAGCTACACCAGCCGCTAACGTCTGAGCACCTATTTGCTGTGTTAGAGGTTCAAGTGCTTTAGTACCTGCCATTTTAGCCAGAGCAGCTTCAGCGCCAACGCCAGTCATAGCTGATGCGCCTGTCTGTGCAAACCTTTCAGTGGCTGTTTCTGGTACTGGTAAACCTGCTTGTGTTGCTAGGTTTTGAACAGATTCAGAAGCCATTGGAAGCTGATAACCCTTTTCAACAATCTCAGGAGGTGTCAAAGAGGGGTTACGCAAACCAGCATTGATTAGTGTGTTAGCTGCGTCTCCTACCATCGTCGCCAGTGAAGTAGCGCCCGTAAGACCAGCACGACCAGTTAAACCTACTTGTCGCACAACATCTTCAGCAACACTACGCTCTTTAGGTTGATCAGGCTCTGGTGTTTGAGGCTCAGCTTTAGAAAAATTAGATTTAGCATAATCTAAAACTTCTTGTTCTGTTGCATCGTCTGGGGCTGTTATCTCAAAAGTTGTGCCTTCTGGGGATGTAATAATGTATTTAGCCATATCAGCTTACTTTCTTAATGCCCCAACCCTTTTCGGTTGTTTGTGGCTTAGGTGGATTCCACTCAAAGTCGTTCAAATTACCATTGTCGTTAGCCCACTTTTTCATCTTATTAGCTTTGTCAATCTTGTTAGAGTGAATCTCACGTAGCTTAGCAATCAACTCAGTACGAGCTTGTGGGTTAGTACGTAACTGTGGGATACGAGCTTCAACATACTTACGGTCAGCATCAGAGATTTGAGCGCCTAGCTTACCATCCAAGTCAAGCATAACCAAGTCTTTAGCGTTCTTGTCATAGGTAACACTGTTGGTTAGCTTGGTTACTTGATCCTTGTCTAACAAACCAACACTCTCTAGGAAGCTATTGGTTGCCAACAAGACTTCAGCTTGTGGACCGCTGTAAATACCTTTGAGGTTAACCTGCTCCATTTGATCCAAAGATTTCAAAGCTACCTTAGATGAGCCAGCAGATTTATTAGCATCTCGTAATTCATCCGCTTGGTTTTTACCACGAGCCTTTGCAAACTCGTTCTCTTGGTTACCAGCAATATTTACAACAGGAGCTTTAGAAGCCGCTGCACCTATATCTTTAATAGTTTCGCCAGTGACAGAGTTAATTAACAACTCACGACCGTTAGCGGATACAACTTGAGTTTTGATGTCTTTAAGTTTACCTGTACCACCAAGGTTACGAATCGTGTCTCCTGTAACTTTGTCAATCAATAGTTTCTCACCATCAATGTCAACTACTTCAGTTTTTCGCTCAGTTACTTTAGGCTTCATCTCAAACTCAGCCTTCTTAACCTCTGCCGCCTTAGCCGCCGCCTTCTGTGCTTGCTCTGGGAAATTAGATTGTGCCAGCTCCTGAGACAGCCTTTCGTAAAAAGTTGCTGAAGTGACATTACCAACCTCTTTAGCTACCTTAGTCATAATAGCCTTAGCAGCTTGCATGTTTTGCATACGGGGGTCAGCAGCGCCAACACCCCCTCCAGCAATAGCGTCAGCCCCTGTGTCAGCCATTCCAGCAGCAGCTTGAACAATACCGCCATACTTACCGTAACCAGACCCTAAAGCTTGGTTGGCTTGTTGGCGTTGTTGAATAATATTACCCAACATATCCTGCTCACTACTTGTTAATAATCCTGCCATAATAATTCCTTATGTTAACCGAAAACGTAGTTCCAAGCGTCTTTAATAGCATCAATACCGCCTTCAACCAAGTCGCCAATTTCATTACCAATGTCTGTGATTATACCACCCGCCACTTCGTCAGGGTTGTTTCCTGCTGGATAATCTCCTACAGTTAAACTATCCCACAAATCAGAAGCCGCTTTACCAATAACATCAATAGCTGGTCCTAACAACTGACCTGCGGCATCATACAATGAATCACCAATCTTTTGAAAGCCTTTGTCCAAGAAGCCTTTAACAGTGTTAGCCGCCGCACCAGTAGCACCACCCTGACTAGACAATGCCGACAGAGCAGCATCGTAAGCTTTAGTTCTGGTAGCTGCCGCAGCACTCTCGCTTGTTAGACGCTCTTGTAAACCAGTACTAACTAAATCACCAAACATACGACCCGATGTAGCCGCTGTTGTTGCCGCTTGTCCACCTAAAGTACCAGCCGCCGTAAGTTGTGCAGCCTGACGTTCAGCAGGAGTGAGGGCTTGCGTTTGTACCTGACCAGCTTGGGTGATATTCTGACCACGCATAATCTGAGGTAGCTGAG